AGAACTGGGTTGCAATGGAGATGAGCGGTTCGCCCTGTCCTATAGGCGGTGCTATTGGTGATGCAGCAAGGAAGGCGTGGTATGATTTACACCCAAAATGGTTTGAGGAAATTTATGGTAAAGACTTCGTGCTTATCACTCCTCTGCCTGATTCTTCTAAGGAGTAGTTATGTTTATGCATATTGTTACGCAACTCAGTGGGCAGATTACGGCCCTGTTTACTCAAGCCTTGGCGTCGCTCAAGGCACTACTATGCAAGCTTGTCAACAACTTGCGTGTCAATATTACCCGGGCATACCAGAATGTGGTCAGCCTGTTCAGCCCCCTTGTGTTGACATTGTCGAAAATCAAAGCCTTGTTTGTGAACCTAATTACTCAGGTGCAATTAATCAAACAAGGACTAAAACTTGTAGTAACAACCAGTGGACAGATTGGGTCACAACTTCTAACAACTGTACGCCAAATCCCCCAAGCTGTAATCCAAGCGTTCAAGAAAGGCCAGTAGCATGTCAGGACGGGTTTGTAGGGACGATAACAGAACAACAGACAACGGCTTGTCCTACGCCATACAGTCCGCCTGTGATATCGCCTTGGGTGGAGACAATGAACTCATGCGTCAAGAGCCCCACCAACGTAACGAACATGAGCAGTCCAGTAAATCCAGTCAGTCCAATAAGTGCGCCTGCGACCCAGGAAGTAATGCAACCTGCACCTGCACCGGAGCCCCCACTATCGACAGAAGTGCAATCGGACACACAAGTTTCCCCTGCGCCCACTGCAACGACTACGACCCAAGAGACAACACAAGCGCCGACTACATCGAGCGGGACTACGCCGAGTACATCGCAGCCACAAGTGCCAGCGGGAAAAACACTTGTTCCGGGGTTCGGGATAGTGATGAGCTTAGAAATTTTAAACAAGCCGATGCAGAATCAATCGATCCAGTTGAACGACGCATTGGCATACCAGCAGGAGTTACCATATGAGCTTAGAGGAAATCAAGGATTCTTACTCGAACTACTCAGCGAAAACGCTATTAGTAGTTCTTTTTGGAGTATTAGCACCGATAGGTGGAACAATCTACGTAGGCATAACGACCTACAACCGAGTTATAGCGGCGACTGAGGCAATTGAGGCTGCGAAGCCCTACGATGACGCTGAGTTAAAAGCAGAAGTTAATGCCTTAAAGGTTCAATTGTCTGCACAACAAGCATCAGTAAACGTAGTTAAAGACTCTATGGTGACTACATCTAACCAGCTCGTATCAATGCAAGAGAAAGTATCTAACGCTATTGGTACTGCCAATGAAGCTAAAGCTATCACTAACGGTAACGTGCGTGAGACTGCAGCGTCTTTGATGGGCGTACGCGAAGAAATGAAAGCGACACGCGAAGGTATTGAATCACAACTTAAAGCACTAAAACGTGCTACCAGCAACCCACTAGGAAATTAATTATGTTATCTATTATCTCAGGTTTATTAGGTATCGGGTCTTCTGCCCTACCAAGTATCTTAGGCTTCTTCCAACAAAAGGGAGACCAAAAGCACGAAATGGCTATGGCCAGGCTACAAACAGAACGCGAAGCTGCTATGGCTGCAGCAGGATTTGCATCACAAGAAAAGATTGAAGCTATCAAGTTAGATGGTATAGAGATGCAGACTTACACCCAAGAACGAGAAGCGTTATATGCGCATGACATGAAAATCATGGACAAGGCTTCTCAAGCTACCGTAGACCTAAACGCAAAAGTACGTCCTATAATAGCGTTTACTTTTGTTGGCTTGCTTGTATTAGTAGACCTTGTTGGCTTAGGCTGGGCAATATATACTGGTGTTGAGTTTACGACGGCAATGAGCTTAGTCTTTTCTGATGATGAAATGGCAATTGTAAGTAGCATAATTGGCTTCTACTTTGGTTCTCGTCAATGGGAAAAGCACCGTGAAGGCAAGTAAAGAACTATTTAAAATGCTTAAACACCACGAGGGCGTTCGGTACAAACCGTATCAATGCCCTGCAAAACTTTGGACGATAGGCGTCGGGAGTGTGCTGTATCCAGAACAAGCAAAAATACCGTCAAGTATAGATGGTATGGAAAGGCGCAAGGCGTGGCCTGTTAAACCAGAAGATAATCGTAGATGGAGTGAGGAAGAAGTTGACAAGTTATTGGCTAAGGATGTCGCACGATTTGAACGAGGGCTTGCCCGTTATTTACCTATACGACTTTCACAGAATGAATACGATGCTATTCTTAGCTTTTGCTTTAATCTTGGTCTTGGTACATTTCAGCGCTCAACCCTCCGTCAAGCGCTTTTGCGCGGGGATAAAATCATGGCTATGCAAAGTCTTCTCAAGTATAATAAAGCCGGCGGAAAGGTCCTCAAAGGGCTAGATAATCGCCGCAAAGACGAAGCAGCACTGTTTAGGAAAGAATAAAATGGCCCTTTTGAAACTTGCATTGAAACCAGGTATAGACAAGCAAAACACCGAATACGGTGCCGAAGGCGGCTGGGTGGACAGTGATTATGTGCGGTTTCAAGATGGTTTACCGGAAAAGATAGGCGGCTGGCAATATTTTAACCTTGATGCTCAGTACCTAATAGGTATGATTAGTGAGGTGTTTACCTGGAACGCTTTAGATGGTGTTCCCTATATCATGGTAGGCACTACCAGAAAGTTATACGTCGGAATTGGATCGCAGTGGGAAGACATTACCCCTATTCGTGAAACTACCGCCACGGCCACTTTTAGTACGACAGTTGGCAGTAATGTGGTAGGAGTCAATGACCTTACCACAAACGTACAGGCCGGTGACTTTGTAATTATTTCGGGTGTAACAGGTAATCCGGGTGGCATACCAAATGCCACCTTAGACGGAGAATATGAAGTACAACAAGTACTCACCGGAACTCAATACACTATTATTGCCTCGGTCAATGCAACAAGCACCGCGAGCCTTGCAGGTACTGCCGACATAGACTATCAAATAAGCATTGGTTCTGACGTCAGCTATTTTGACTTTGGCTGGGGAACAGGTACATGGGGTCTTTCTACCTGGGGCACGCCTCGCGATCCGGCTGCTGTTACCGGGAGTTCTTTGGACTCTAGGGTATGGCAATTGGACAACTACGGCGAGGACGTACTCTGCCAGTTAGTAAATGGCGGAACATATTTATGGGACACTAGTGTAGGAGCAAACACTCCTGCGGTACAAATTGCCGGTGCCCCTACCACTAGTACATTTGCTTTAATATCTACTCCAGACAGGCACCTTGTTTGTCTTGGCACGGAAGACGTGATAGGTACCTCGGCTTCCCAAGACCCTATGTATGTTCGTTTCTCAGACCAAGAGGACATTGCAAACTTTGAGCCTACTGCAACCAACACGGCCGGCGGACAACGGCTCACGGACGGTAGTCACATCGTGTCAGCTATTCGATCACGTGGTCAGATTCTTATATTTACCGATACCTCCTTGCATGGTATGCAATATGTAGGTCCTCCATACACTTTTGGTTTCTCTCAACTAGGCACTAACTGCGGACTGGTCGGGCCTCATGCTGCAGCCGATGTCAACGGCGTTGCTATGTGGATGAGCCTTGGTGCGTTCTACGTCTTTGATGGTACGGTTAAAAAAATCCCGTGTACTGTTCAAGACTATGTGTTTAAGGATTTTAATAAGGTCCAGAATACCAAAGTGCACATTGGCGTTAACTCTGAGTACAATGAAGTGACGTGGTGGTATTGCACGGCTGATTCGGAATACATTAATCGATACGTAACCTATGACTACATAGAAGGAGTTTGGTCTATAGGTACAATGGAACGTACTGCCTGGAAAGACATTGGAAGTTACGACAGGCCCATAGCTGCCGAATACCTTGTCAATAGTACCGCTACTCCAGTAGGTCCTACTGTTGGAGGCCTTACCGCTGGGCGTTCTCTTGTGTATTTCCAAGAAACAGGAGTAAATGCAGTAGACCAGCCTATTACCGCGTATTTGAAATCAGGCTATTTTGACATTGGCGACGGTGATCAAATCATGTTTATGAAACGATTTATCCCTGACTTTAGGAATTTCGTAGGGAACATGACAGTGCATCTTTTACTTCGCGCCTTCCCGTCAGACACCGCTACGGTAAGTTCTCTTGACCCTTATATTATTAATCCTAATACGGAGAAGGTAGACACAAGGGCTCGTGGCAGGCAGATTTCAGTAAGTATTGAAACGGATGAAGTAAATAGTAATTGGCGCTTCGGTACGCTGCGCGTGGATATTGAACCGGATGGTCTACGATGAGTAAGATTAATAACGTTCGTTTGCCTAACGCGGCTACGGTGGAATATAGTCCTCCTCAGATTGACCAATTGATTAGGTCCGTAGAGCAGATAATATTGCAACTTAATAGTAATTACACCCCTAATGTAACCGAGGATAAAGCCGAGGCTATGGCCTGGTTTTTTAGCAGCTAATGGCAAATCTATATAAACGTTATTACAAGTCCTTTTCAGGGGCAACTACAGAGAATCTTCTGACCGTTCCAGAAGCAACGGCAGCTATTGTAAAGTCAATTATTGTGGCTAATACAACCGGTGGATCTATCAATGTGACTGCTGCTTTTTCTCCTTTAGGGACAGGTACGGTGACCGTGGCTCCTGCAATGGCGGTAGCTGCTAATTCGTATATTGATTTACTTTCGGGCAAGGTGGCCGGACCTTTGATACTAGAGGCCACTGACATATTAAAAATTACATCCTCAGCTACTGGATTAAATGTCTCTGTTTCTGCATTACTTGTAGACAGGAACTAGTAAAATAGCTCATAATTACAACATCTTCGCCTCCCTTACCGAGGTGCGGCCCTGTGAGGCCATTTATGTATTTGGGAAAGGTTAAAAATGGCAGAAGAAATGCAGGGTATTATGGCATTGCCCGAAGGGCAACCACAAGAGGCAGGCGGTCAAATTGACCCGTCTAAGTTTAGTCCGGTTATTGAAAGCTACGCAAAGAACAATCCTCGCGAATTCAATAAAGATATCTTAGGCGGCATTGCGGAAGTAGACCCTGCAGCGGCAGACGAGTTTATTCGTGAATTAGCTGCAATGAACTTGTCTCCAGAAGTTATTGACGCATTGCAAGAAATGGTAGACGGCATTCTTGCTGCTCCTGAGGACTACGTAGAAGACCGTGCGGCACTTCTTGCAGAAGGCGTGCCGGAAGATTTACTTCCAGAACAGTTCGACCCTGCCTTCTTTGCTGCATTTAATCTAGCACTTGACCAACTAGATGCTCAACAAGCACCTATGGCCCCTGCTGTTCCAGCTTTTGCTGATGGGGGCATTATCAATGCTAAAACAATTTCACAAGAGCTTGCAAAAATGGGCCGTAATGGCGATACCATGCTTGCTCACATTACACCTGGTGAAGCAGCTCTTTTACGTAGACGGGGCGGTAGCGGCACCATCAACCCAGTGACAGGCCTTCCTGAGTTCTTCTTTAAGAAAGCATTTAAGAAAATCGGCAAGGTTGTTAAAGGTGTTGTTAAAGGCGTAGGTAAAGTAATTAAGAAAATAGCGCAAAGCCCAATCGGCAGGATAGCGCTTACCATGGCCGCTGTATACTTCATGGGACCTTTGGCCCCAGCACTAGGCATTACTAATGCCGCATTGGCGACTGCAGTAAATACATTTGCAGGTAGCACGCTTGTTAACCTTGCGTCTGGTCAGAAATTAGGACAAGCGCTTAAAGGCGGTATTATCTCAGGCGCAATGGCAGGTGCTGTAACAGGTATCATGTCTCCAAGTTCTACACCTGCAGCGGCAGGTACTCCTTCTACCCCGGCACCTGTTGTAGAGGGCAGCTTTACTCCTACTGGCGCGGGTCTTGATTCTTTAGCTACGCCTGCTGTTCCGGACGTATCTACCTTTGATATATCCCAAGGTGTTCAAGGTGCCCAGGGTATTCAAGGTATTCAAGGTGTTCCAATGCCAGCGGCTCCAGCACCAATGCCCACGGTCCAAGCACCAATGCTAGCGGCCCCCGTGCCAACGGCTCCTACAGTAGGTGCGGCTCCAGCCCCTATTGCAGAAGGCTCATTCACCCCTAACGCTGCATACCAACCTCCTACACCAGGTGTGATGGACTCCTTAAAAGCGGGTAATTTAGGTGACGCCGCTTCTGCTGCATATAAAACTATTTCCCCTTCTGCTATTCAAGCAGAGGGTACTGCAGCAGCGCAAAAAGCAGGTATGGACGCAATCAGCACCTTACCTGCTAATACTCCAAACGCAGTGATTAGTAGTGTTTATGAAAAAGCCTACCAAGCAGCAATGCCTGGCATGTTATCTACCTATGGTCCAATGGCAGCCGTAGGTCTTGGTGCTGCTTATCTAGGTGGTGCGTTTAAACCTATTCCAGCAACGCCCCCTGCTAACATCGATCAGTTTAAAACAACAGGGGCTGACTTATTGGCCGCTGAACCTGAAAAATATGGCTTGTCTTTTGGTGGTGTTAACACTACCTACAGTTCTAATCCGTATGCTCGTCAAAACAATCCATACCAAACCGCAGCAGCTCCTGCACCAGTTGCACTAGCAAAAGGCGGTATTGCATCGCTTGAAGATTTCCCTCGTAAGAATGGCCCGATTAGCGGTCCTGGTACCGGGACTTCTGATTCTGTTCCAGCGATGTTATCAGATGGTGAATTTGTATTTACGGCCAAGGCAGTACGTGCCATGGGCCAAGGATCACGTAGAAAGGGCGCTAAACGTATGTACGCCCTAATGAAACAACTTGAGGCAAAGGGGAAGTAAATGGCCGAGGAAATTAGCACCCAGATAGTACGGGAAGCTCCCGAAATTGAGGCCTACAAACTAGGTCTCTTAAAAGAAGCGCAAGGACTATATAAGACACCACTGAACCTGCCTGCCTATGAGGCAGCGGCTACTTCTGCGGGTACTCAACAGGCCATGGACCTTGCTCGTCAAGGTATTGGTGCTTATCAGCCTTATTTAGATGCAGCGTCAGCAGGCATCACGCAAGGACAAAACATCGCGGGCCAAGGAGCAAATGTTGCAGCGGGTGTAAATGCTGCCCCTGCTTTCGAAACAGCTCAAGGTATTATGGGGCAAGGCGTTACTGCTGCAGGCGGTATCGGTCAAGCGGCTGATCTTGCAGGTCAATACACTCAAGCCAATCTAGGCGAGTCACAAGGCGTATTAGGCCGTGCGGCTGGAATGTCAGAGAATGCAATTGGTGCAGGTGTTCCAGCGCAAGCAGCGGCAATGGGCACAGTTGGTCAAGGTATTGCGGGCTATAACGCGGCTACTGGCGGCTACGATACTGCTACTACCCAGCGCTTCATGAACCCATACCAAGAACAAGTAACGCAAAATGCATTGAAAGAAATGCGTCGCCAAGGCGATATTGCATCGCAAGGTACGGCTGCTCAGGCTGTTCGTTCAGGTGCTTTTGGCGGCACTCGCGAAGGTGTTCAACGTGCTGAACAAGAACGCAATCTACAAGACTTAATGTCTCAACGCGTATTCCAGGACATGTCTGCCAACTATGGCCAAGCGCAAGCAGCCGGTATGACTTCCTTTGAACAAGAGCGTCAACGCCAATTGGCAGCGGCCCAAGGCATTACTAATGCAGGTGCCACACAAAGTAATATTGGCACTGCGGCCGCTAATATCTACGGCAATGCGGCTAATACTACGGCCAACATCGGTAGCACCTTAGGGGGTCAAGCAATTCAAAACACGCAACTAGGTCAAACTGGTACGGCTAACATGGGCAACCTAGCTGCCTCTGAAGCGGCTACTCTAGGTAATCTAGGTCAAGGCATTGGTGCTTTAGGTACTCAAGCAGCCAATGTGGACTTGAATAAAGCCAGCACCATGTCTAACATAGGTACTAACATTGCAAATATGGGCACCGCGCAAGGTGGCATAGGTGAAGCGGTTCAACGTGCTGGTATTAATGATGTTAACTTGATGTCAGGTATCGGTTCTATCGAACAGTCTGAAGCACAAAAACAAATTGATGCTGCTCGTAATACGAAACTTCAAGAGGCAATGGCTCCATACCAACAATTAGGTTTTGTGTCTGATATATACAAAAACGCCCCGACTAGTCAGATGTCTTTGACGTCTGCTAGTGCACCTAGTCCTTCTACTTTCCAAACAGTAGCGGGTACGGTGCTTGGTGGTGTTACAACAGCAGCTGCAGCAAATAAAGCCGGTTTATTCTAAGGAAATACCATGAAAGCTAAAATAACAGATCGACCAATGTTTAAAAAAGGCGTTGATGAAACTGATGTAGAAAACGTCGGCATCATGCAAGGCTTTATGGATGCAATGGAAGAGGACGACAGCGAAGACGAATACGAGATGGACGATAACGAGGCAACGAAAGTAGCTGACCGTCGTCCTAATTCACCTGAAATCCTGATGAATAACCTTCGTGGTGACATGCGCTCTATAGACGCGCGGGTCGAGGAGCTTGCTGACTTAGTCGGCTACAACGCTGCTGCAGACACCCCAGAAGACGTGCTTGCCTTATTGCAACCTGTATTGGCCCAACAACAAGCTGCTCCAATGGCTCCACAAGGCGGTATCCCTGCTGCAATGCCACAAGGTATGCCAGGCATGACACCAGAAGCCATGCCTGCTGAAGCGGCTATGGGTGGTATCGGTGCACTAACCGAGGACCAAGGAGCAATGCCTCAAGAACCGGTGGCCATGGCTATGGGTGGCTATGTTCAAAATTTTAGAGACGGGACCGACGAGGATGGCGTAACCCCTTTTGAAGATACATCCTCATTTGCTCCAGGCATGTTTGATGCCGATACAGTTGCAAAGGCTCGCGAGAGAGTACTAGCAACTATGAGGGCACAGCCTATGGCGGAACCGGGCCTAGAGACAGGGGTTAATTCTCGTACCGCTATGTATGAACGTCTATTAGGTTCAGATAAAAACCTAACTCAAGCACAGATGTTAGCAGAGCTAGGTAGTCGTGCTTTTAATTATGCTGCAAACGTGGATGATCAGGGTAATCAGATGAGAGGGGGCTCTGCTGCGTCTCGTTTTGCCGGTGCAATGCGTACGTTACCTACTGCAGTTGGTGGAATTCTTGCAGAAGATGCAAAACAAAAACGTGCAATTCGTGCTATGGCTATATCTTCGTCTGAGAAAAACATTGAAAACGTACGGGACTACAATGCTAAACTTGCTGCAACTCAGCAAAAATACGATGCATCCGTTCTTAAGGCCGGTAGTAGCTCTGCTTTACCAAAAAGCGAGTGGGCCAATTCTATAATAAGCACTCCGGGTTTATTGGAAAGATACGGAAAGGGTAATACTTCAGTCGATGAAAATAGAGCGGTTATGATGGCTGCATTGGAGTTGTTTAAACCTACTATCAGTAGATATACGGATGACAAAGGTCGAGTTGTTGAAACAGTTGTTCCTGGAACAGAACACCCTGAGGTGGTTGATGCCTTTATGACTAGGGGTACTATGGATCAATTGCGCCAATCACTCGCTGGAAAATATAGTGGCACAGGCAAAGCACCTGCACCTGCACCTGTTCCCGGTGCTACTTCTGCGGAACCGACTGGCCAAGCAGAATGGACAGGGGGTATAATACCTGAAAAACAACTTAACCAACTTAGGACAGCGGCCCAAAATGGGGATAAGGATGCACAAGATGCATTATTAGCCTATGAAAGATCATTGAAAAAAAATGCACCTAAACTAAAATATGAACCCTTTAATGAACCTACTTACTATGGCGCTATTGAAGGGGCATTTGGATTAGGCAGTTACATAGGGGACATGGTATCTAAAAAAATACCATATAATCCGGCAGGTGAGATTGCAGTTAGAGCGCAACAAGACACGGCGATAGTAGAAAATCTAGCACCTAGAATTAAAGAGGCATTACGCGCAACAACAAAACTAACTGAAGGTGAACGGGTCGCAATTGATAAGTATACCGACTTGGGTATTTCAGCTTTTAAAAGTGAATCAGCGGCGAAAAATAGCGTTATTGGACTTGCCCGTACGTTATAC